AGGTCTATTCAATCTCAATAAAGGAGATTTCTCACCAAGTTGTTGTGCTGGTAATGAACAAACTATATCATCACCATTAACTAACTTGATTATCTTAATCGGATTTGGTTGTATTTTTGCTACCATTGATTAACTCCACGTTATGAATTTCGTAATTAAAGTCTTCGCCATTGTATATATTTATTCTTTCCTTAAAGTGTTGAAGTGTATAATTCTCTTTACCATTGTATGAAATATCATCAGCTATATCATATAAAGTGGCTGCGCTGTTATCGTCTTTTAATCTTAATCCTCTACCAATACTTTGTAAGTTTCTTATCCTAGATTTACTAGGACTAGCAAAAACAATGTTATGCAAGTTCCGTATATTAATGCCCGTAGAGAAAGTCCCATAACTTGCAACGATAATAGCGTTGTCAGATTTCTCGGTAATTTCTCTAATCTTTTCTCTTTGCTCTGCGTCAACTCCTCCGTGAACATAGAAGACTTGTTTGTCGGTTGCTCTATCTCGTATAGTTTCATATAAGTTCTTTCCGTGTTTTTCTACATATTGAAATAAACATAGTGTGTTTCCATTTAGCGAAGTCGCCAAGTTTCTTATATATTTATTCCTCTTTTCATTTGCCACCAAGTAATCCATTTCCTCTTGGTATGATTTACCTTTTAGAAAGTGTCTTGCTGTTTGATCGTGTTGTAATATTAAACACATAATTTTTAAATCAGCTAGTCTACCTGTTTCCATTAGTTCACTTGTAGATACAACTTTATTTACTGAACCAAATAATCCTTCTAATACTAACTTGTGAGTTTTACTTCCATCAAGTGTACCTGTTAGACCAACTCTGTATTTGGTCTTTTCTAATTTTGTCATTAATTTCGTAAGCGACACAGCTTTAAATAGATGAGCTTCATCACCTATAATCATACCAAATTGATTAAACCATTTTTTAGGTAAATTATATATTGATTGCCAAGTTGATATAATAACTCTCTTATTAGTTTCTTTTTCGTGTCCTGAATATATCCTATGTACATTTCTTTCACTATTATAACCATAATCTTTAAAGTCTTTAAATAACTGCTCTACAAGCGATGTAGTGGGCACTATAACAAGGATCTTGTCCTCTTTAGTATCTTTCAGTCGTAATAAATTATATATCAACATAAGATAGATTATGAGAGATTTACCAGAGGCTGTAGGCGATACTAATAAACATCTATCCTTTTCAACAGAATACTTAAATGCTTCTCGTTGATAATCTCTAACTTCGTATGGAAGTTTAAGTGCTTTGATTAAGTCATCAATCTTACTATCGTCAACTGTTTTTTCTTTGATTTTTGTACCATCAACTATATGTACATTGTTTTCTTTACACCAATTTTTTATATAAGGATAAAGACCAGCATATATTTTACCAGTCGCATAAGAGAATAATCTAATCTTACCGTCCCAAACTCTATTTTGATATGCTGGCATAAACTTAAAGCCTGGTACTTCAAATGTAAAATATTCACCAAGTTCTCTACGAATATCAGCCTCAGCTTCTATTTTAAGATATACTTCGTTTACTTTGTCTATGATTAAATAACGGGTGGTTGTCATTATTAGATTGCGCCACTAGTAAACTTCCTCCAGTCAATTGCATTCTTTATTTGAAAACCTCGGTTTGATATTTGTTTGAGTGTTCTATCTAAAAAATCTACGACTGTTTGAATATAATCTACTTTTTGTTTATACTTCGCTAATTCAGGATCAGCGTCTAGGTACTTGTCCACATCAGTTTTTAATAACTTTAAACTAAAAGGTTTAAGTGCATATACTTCTGCTGGTGCTTTACCAGTATAGTATTCCCACTTTTGTTTTCGTTGTGTGTAATATTCTATTTGTGATTTACTCAACAGTAATTTAAACTTTGTTAAGTGTTTTAAAAACTCGTTGTGTATTTGAGGCGTCTTTAATGATTCTAAATCTAACTCAGTATCGTTAATTTTTAGTTTCTTGTCAGCCAAGTCTTGTAATTGTTCTAAATCCATAATATCTCCATAATATATAGTATACCACAAAAACCTTATTTTGTAAAGTCTATGTAGTAGTAATCTGTGTTGTTGATGACCCTACATTAGCAAAGTCATATATTAAGTAACTAAATGATACAGTACAAGTCAAATAATCTACATCAGCGGCTTGTTGATTGTATTGTAATCCTGTAAGACCAGTTGGATACACATCTCTAAATCTTATCTCACATTGCGCATTATTCTTACTTGAAAGTACAGTTAGTGTAGCGTCAGATAATATTGCGCCTGTATCTGCTGCAGCGTACTTTGATTTACCAGCTTCACTTGATACATTAGATGCATTTCTAGTAGGAAATCTATCGTTACCTGAAGTTAGTAAATTTCTAAATTCTGAATTATCTCTCGGAAAACCTATTCCAACTAACCAACCATGTATCTCTTGGAAGTTTTCTAAATTTTCATCTACCAGAAAAGTCATTTGTAATGGCTCGTATGTTAATGTGTCACCAGGTATAGGTATCTTTTTTAGTGGAGTTGCTTGTGTAGTTTCACCTAAATTAATTCCAGGTATATTTACAGAAGTACAAAAGTATTCCACTTTAGGAAGTTTAAGAATACTAAATTTAAATTGAGTAGGACTAGCGTAATCTAATTTTGTAGGTTGTCTAGTTAGTGAGTTTGTAACTGTCATAATACTATTTAGTCGTGTCCTTATCCACCTGTTCCCAGTCCTTTTCGGTAGCTAGTTTTTCAAGTTCTTTTTCTTTACTAGTAAGTACCTTTTTCTTTTCTTGTACTTTCTTTATTTCTTCTTCAATAAACTCTAGTCTATTTTTCTTTTCAGGAAACAACATTAAAGATACAACTAGTATAGCAATTGCAACTGAAAATATCCAAAAGTATTGTGTTAATATATTTTTCATAGTATTATTTAGTATCTTTATAATGACATTGAAATAGCAAATAAAATAAGCAATGCCAGTAACAGATATGTAAATCTATTTGGTGCCATCCGAAGTGGTTTCCTTTATACTATTTATACATTAGGCATAAAAAAAGGGCGGTTTTTTAGGCCGCCCTTTTTAAATTGTTTGTAAACAAATATTACATTAAGTTCGCAACTTGAACACGTCTGTAGTATCTGTTAGAGTTCGCATTACCAGAATCAGTTATACCAGATACAGCACCTGAAGCAACTGCTCCAGTTTCTGCGAAAGGATTAGCAATTAATCCATATCTAGTTTTGAAACCGATTTTTGGTTGGAACGTATCTTGGCCAACTGCTCTCACCATTTGAAGTGGAACATAAGGACAATAGAACATACCTGCATCGTACGGTGAAGTACCTTTGTAACCAACAACAAAATATTGTTTAGCTACATTGTTTGCACTGTATGGGTCTATGTACACTTTAAATCTACCATTTAATACACCAGCAAAAGTATTACCAGTATCGTCAATGTTTAGATTGTTGTTAAGTGCTGGAGCGTAGTCCAAAACACCTGCCATTTGTAACGCAGAGGCAACATCTGAAGAACAGATAATCATATTACCTTTTCCTCTTCTTGTTCTCTGTGCGATAACGTTAGCTTCTCTTTCAACTTGGAACATTAGTCCTTTGAATCTCTCAACTGACCATCTTCCGTTTGAGTCTGTATCTAAATCAAATACACCCTCAGTAGTTGTATTAACAGCAGAACCACCATTAGTTGATGCACCTTTTTCAGCATTGATGTAAACTGATCTAACAACTTCTCTGTTGATTTCCGAAAGGATTTCAGCAGATAGAATGTTTGCTAGTTCTGTTTCAGCATCTAGACCATGGATTGCTTTTAAGTCTTGAGCAAGTTCCATAGTGTATTCAGCTTTAAGAGCTCTTGATCTAGCAGTTACTGTAGTTTTCTCAATTGAGAAAGCCATTTCAGCAAATGCATTACCAGAAGCGTCTCCAAGTGCTTCAGCAGTAGCAGTAGTCATACCCTCGTTTTTTCTATAAGCGCCAGCTGGGCTGTCGTTTAATAAACCTGGGTTTGTACCTGTGTGTGAACCAGCTGCGTTAGATCCTGAACCAGCACCAGTTTGGCCTGCTGTTGAATCACCCGCTGCGTTTCTTCCTGAGAAATCTGTATCAGCTTCGTCAAATAATGCTTCTGCACCAGTTGCTGAAGTGTATCTACTTCTCATTGCGAAGATTAGACCAGTTGGACCAGTCATAGGTTGTACACCTGCAATGTCGTATGCAATCAAATTAGGCATTGCTCTTCTAACAAGTGAAATTAAAATTGGATCCCAATTTGATGTTCCACCAGTATTGTTAGTAGGCGCTGCTTCGTTTAAGAAAGCGTTGTCTTCTTTTTGTGCTCTTTCTTGGTTTTCCAAGATTGTAGCTGTAACGGCACGTCTGTAAGAGTCTCCGATTTTTGGTAAATCAGGGTGCTCTAGGACTGGCTGCCATTTCTTTTCGTAAGTTTCAGATAAATACATTGTATTTTTCTCCCTCTATATTATTATTTTGACAACTTAATGTCTTTAGTTTTACTTATAGCGGCGCTATAAGCAGCCATGCTGTTTGTTAAATCTGCAGGTTCTACTGTAGATCCATCGCTTACCGCCACATCATCTATATCATTAGATTTCGCTTCTTGCTTACCAAAGTAAGACTCTTTAATTGTCTTAACTTTAGTAGTGAAGTCTTCCTCGTTTGAATACTCAACTTCTTCTGCTAGTTTGTTAAATTTCTCTTTTTGAGTATCAGTTAAGTCTTCAGAAACAGCTTTCGCTATATCTTCTCTTTTTAACTCACCAATAGTCTTATTAGATTTAACATTCTTTTCAATTTCTTCGTTAAGTTTCTTTTCAAGGTCTTCTATTTTAGAAGCTTGATCTTCAAGCACATTATATTTTTCATCTGGGACATCAATATAGTGATCTTCAAATAGTTTTTTCAAACCACCAATAAAGTCCTCAGCAATTTCGCCTTTGATACCTCTTTCAATAGCGATCTTGTTTTCTTGCATCCATTCCTCAACAACATAGTTAAGGTATGAGTCTACTTTTTCAACAACATCAGCTTTATGAGCTTCAGTATCTTCTTTTAATTTAGTTTCATACTCGCCTTGTAATCTTTGAGATTCTTCTTTGACTTTTGCTCTAATCGCAGTTTCAAAAATTGTCGCAGCTTTCTGTTTAAATTCCTCAGATAAATCAGAGTCGCCAATAAGTGCATCTACATCTGCTTTGATATCAAGTTCTGATTCTTCTTTTTTATAAGAAGCTTTCATATCTTTTTTATCTTTGTCATCTGCGTGTGCCATTTCTGCCTTCTCTTTATCTTCTAAGGATTTTTCGTCTGTCTCTTTTGATTCACCTTTAAGTTTTGACATTGCATCAGCAGCGCCAGCACTTTTTTGTTGTGCATCACCAGAAACGGGTTTTGTAGATTTTGAAGCGTCTGGATTGCTGTCAGTCGGTTTTACAACCGCTGGACCTAAGTCTTGTGCATCGTTTTTTAAATGCGTAGGCTCAGCCGCTACAGCGTTTTTCTTCGGAGCATCAGCTTGTGGATTTACCACTTCACTAACTTCCTGTTCCATTGCCTCAATTTTCTTATCTGTTTCGGCCATTGAAATCTCCCTTATAAAAATAAACGTTTATTTTTTGTTTCGTTATAGGATATTTATAAGATTAAAGTTTTTGAAGAAAGTTTTTAAAGATATTAACCTTTTTTTCTTCTAATTCTCTTTTTCTTGTTCTATAAATCTCCATTTTCCAAGCGGCTACATCTTGTTCTTTAAGTACGCCGTTGTCCCATACCCACTCTTTACCTTCCATAATACCTTCTACGAAAGCGTCAGGAGCAGACGGGTCTGCTACAATATCAGCAGCGGTTGCGATGTAAAAATCGTCTTTTACAACATTAACGCCACCTCTTTGTACTAACGAACCCATACCACGAGAAGATACACCCAATTGTGCGCCCTCATCAATAAGACCTTTTACAATCTTACCATATGGTGTGTTCATTATTTTTGCTTCACCAATAAAATTATTACCATCTGGATAGAGTTTCGTAATCATATGTGATACTCTTTCTAGGTTGATAGTTGGTCCGTCAGGATGCCCTAACTCACCAAACGCTCTTTTTTTATTGACAAATTCTTGGTTATATCTTTTTACTTCATTTTCAAGTACATCTTTTGGATAGACTCTTCCATTTCTATTTTTTAACTCTGATTGTAAAAAGATACCTTTAATTTTGTAATCTTTCTTACCGTTAGTTTCTTCAATAAGATACTCGGCGTTGTTTATTTCTTCGGAAATTAGTTTCATAGTTTTTCTCTCTCTTATAGATATATTTATACTATTTTTTACCTAAACTCTACAATAATCGTATAGTTATCACCATTCGCAAAGTTTTTAGTTGATAGTAAAACATCACCAGTAGGAGTACCGGCATTGTTTGGAATACTATTTCCATCTGTTCTAAAGTCCATAAAACCGTTACCAGATAAGAATAAAGCAGTTGCGTTTGTTGTTCCGTCCCAAATCAACTCTACACCTGACTTATTATCTGATGTGTTTATTGAATAATATACTCTAGCGATTGATCTATTACCATCTTCACTCATAAAAGTAAGTTCAGATGCATCAACTTTTTTCACTAAAGTTTCGCCAGTTCCATCAGAGAAATTTGTAAGTTTCGCTACAAATTTGACACCTGAAGTATCTGATATTGTTTGTGTTGTTACTGCGTCAGCCATTAGTTTGTATATCCTGATTCTTTTTGCGCCTCTATTACTACATTATAACTTGTAACATCAGAGTCGCTTGTTAGTAAAATATCACCTATTGCATCTTTAATTCTATCTTCACTAGGTTTCAATCCGTAGTTTCCTCTACCCGTAATTTCTACCTTTTTTTCTATATCGTTTTTAAAAAATATTGTACACTTACCAGTGCCTAATATTTCATAATGTATATCTGCGATTGAAACTTTAGGTTCCGAAGTCGCATTATTTGAATTTACTACATCTACCAAAGTCTGTTCGTCTTCACTTCCAACTCCATTCGCTTTAACTATAATGTTAAAACTATTATCCGTTAGCTTGGTAGCCGTAATCATAATTAACTTCTTGGTGAACCAACAGCTGATGCATGACCATCTGCCATTGTAATTTTATCGTCTGCTGCTTTTTCAATAATTACTGTATCACCTGCTGCATGTAAATATACTTGACCTAATACCGTACTATCTAAACTTCTTATTTCAATAGTTTGAGTACCAGCAGTTGCTGTACATCTAACAAAATGAGCACGACCAATATCATTAAGTGATGGATTGTTTACCACATTACCTTTTGCTATTACTGTTGACATTATTTGTCTTCTCCTAATTTTTCAATTACTTCTTTATCAAAGTAATCTTCTATTTGTTTAACTTCTAAATTATGTATAGCAGCAACTTCTTTAATTGCGCTTTCAAATCTTTCTACAATGTTACCTTTCGCTTCTTTATAAAACGAAAATACATCTTTTACAGCGTCTTTCATATTAGGCGAAAGACTATTGTAAGCTTGTGAATCTATTAATAGATTCTCTTTAACTATTCTGCTCACCTGCATTGACATCTACTCCTACCATGGTATCTGCTGTACCATCTTGTGTTAAGTCCATTTCTGCGGAACCATCTTTGACATCATTACTAGTTTGCACTTGTCCATCATGTGTAAATGTCCCTACATCAGCTATTTCTGGTTTAGGGTCACTATGTGCTTCTACTTCAGGTATAGGTGTATTTGATTGATTAAACAAATTACCAGCCATATCTTTTCTGTGATTATCTAACGTTTGACCAACCTTAACTCTTAATGCATCTTTAAACGCATCACCAGCACCAGCGTTATCGCCTGCCGCAAGTTTGTCAACGAAACTTTTTACTTCTTCACTCATTATTTTTTCTCCTCATTTTGTATTTGAGCCATAGGGTTTTGAATAATACCATCATCAATTTCTTTTTTGATTTGTTTATCCATATCTTCCATTTCTCTATCGTTTTGTTTTAAAACATTTTTTCTTATGTATTGTACAGAATAAAACTTACCAACGTAATCTCTCATCTCATTTGCCAACGCTAATCTTTCTCTTTGAAGTTCAGCATTTTTAAGTTCAGCAAAGTGTCCATCTTGTATGAAATCATACATTATACAATCTTTGACTACGTGCCAGTCAGTTTCAGCTATGACACCTTTTAAAACTAATTGAGTTCTTAAAATGTCATTAAACAATTCTGTAAATTTCTTTCTTAATCTTTGAACAAATTTAGTAAACTTTAATTCATCTCTAGTAATTTCTGAGGCTCGCCCCATGTTAAATCCTTGAGAGCTTTCTAATCTACTAACGGGAACATTAAGAGAACGATATAGTTTCGCTCTAAAATATTCAACATCATTCATCTCACCTAGGTTTTGTCCACCTGGTAAAGTTGTTATGTCAGTGCCTCTTCCACCTTCTCTACTTGGTAACCAAAAGTCTTCAAGCATTGACATATAATTTCTGTCATCTCTAATTTCACCTGTGTTAGCGTCATATACTAATTTATTTCTGTATCTCGCCATAACGTCTCTTAAATATTGTTCGGCTTTTGCTTTAGGCAAGTTACCAACGTCTATTTTAAAGATACGTCTTTCAGGTGCTCTAGCTATTCTATAAATGACCACTGCGTCTTCAATCATACGCAATTGGTTTGTAGGTTTAATCGCTTTGTGTAAGTATGATAAGACCATATTTTTATTTTGATCTACTATACCTGACGGACAAAATGCGATTGTATCTGGTGCTATCTTAATACCTGCGGTACCAGTAGTTCCTGACACACCTCTTTCATTAAATAAAAAGTATTCTACATATTCATCTACAACAGCTAAACTGTTTAGAGCTGACGGACTAGGAACATCAGGTCTTTTCTTTCTGACTTCCCTAATCTTTTTAATTTTTCTTGGGTCAATATATTTTAATTCTACTATACCCTTTTTAGAATTTTCTCTATCAATAATCTTTTGGTAGAATATACGACCATCAACGTACCATCTTCTAAAGATGTCATGGCCTTTTGTATTGAAGTTCATTAATCTTAAAACTTCCTGGAATTCGTCTTCTATTTTTCTTTGTATTTCTCTTCCGTAAGGTAGATTATTAAAGATAACTCTTACTGCGTCTTTCAATTCATTCGCAACAATACCCTCATTGACAATATCTTCTATTGCCATATCGCATTCTGGGTGCATTGCTATTTCTCTATATCTACGGATAAGGTCTTGTTCTGTCTTCGCAGTACCTTCCATGTCCAAATAAGAACCAAAGTGTCCTCCTGCCGATACGGTTTGTGTTCCGTCATCAGCCTGTGAAGTTGTAAAACTTTGTTTTGGATCCGCTTTTTGTTTTAGCTTTGTAATACTAAAACCAAATAATTCAGCCATATTATATTTCCTTTGTTTATAATACTTATACTAGTTCTTAAAAGGGGGATTTTACTCCCCCTAGTAATTTAAGATTAAGTAGTAGTATTTGATTCAAAGTATTGATATGAAAAAGTCACATCAAAAGTTTCAATCGCATCAATTGTTTCGTAGTCTAATGGAATCCCACCAACTGAAGTAGGGAAAGCCCCTCTCAGTGTGTAAGATTTTATAGTATTACCGTTTCTGTCTAAATGATCTACAAACGCATCAACTTGATAGTCAACTGGGTTAGTTAAACCTTCGTTGTCAGTCATATTGTTAATGCCGTTCTGCCATCTTTCAAACGCATTCTTTAGTCTGAAATTTGTATCATTGTAAGCAGTTACAGTCCACGCATCTATTGTTCTGTCCCCCGCAATCTTAATATCTCTACCTCTAAATTTAACATCTATGTTACCTATTGTCATAGCTGGTAATGAAGTAGCTTTACATAAGAAAGCAAAGTCTTCTATTTCTCCGCCAACACTTGCATATCCAGGGAAAGGCATTGTTACCTTAAACTGGTTGGCTCTTGCGCCACCGCCTGCAAGTTTAGCTTTGAAGTCATTAATGTTTGCCATTTTTTATTTCTCCTCTACTAACCTGCTACTTCGTCAAACGAAACGCCGGTTCTTGTTGCAACGAAAGATAATGTAATAAAGTTGATACTTCTAGCTGGTTTAATAAATATCTCAGCTATAAATTCATTTCTATCAATTACTTCGCCTGTGTTGTTAGTTTCATCACATACTACTAAAAAGTCTGTGATACCTCTTCTGCCTTGTACTTCTCTTAGGAAAGGCTCAACGATATTTCTAAAGTTCGCTCTTGTGAATTCATCATTGAACTCAAACAATTGGAATTTAGAAGCAGTTGAAATTGCCTTCTCTAATACAATAAACAATCTTCTTACGTTTATTCTATCAAAAGCACTTGGAGTTGTTAGACCTGTCTTATCGCCAAACAAGACCGTACCTTGACCTGGGAACGTAGCAACTGGGTTGATACGTGCTGGGTAAAGTTGATCTCTTTGAGCTTTAGTTGGGTTAAACGCTAATTTAACAGCGCCTCTAACAATACCTCTGTTGAATCCAGCTGGTGAAAACCAACTATCTGCAACAGTATCTGTTCTCGCAGAAAGACCTGCCATATCACCATTTAATGGAACAAATCTATATACGTCATTGTATCTGTCGTATGCATATTTGTAACCACTATCAAAAACAACATATGAAGATGATCTGATTGCATTAAAGAATCCGATTACATTTGTCATTTGTGTATTTGAGTTAGTGATATTAACTACATCTGATCTTTGTGGTGAAGCAAATACAACAGCGTCTTTTCTATTCTCTGCAATAGTGATTAGATTGTCAACGTGAGTTGTACTTCCAGAAGGACCCGCCATAATTAAACCAACATCAACTGTTTCAGCATCTGAAAATTTATCGTATGCTGTTAATAGTTGACCATCAGTTACTGTTGATCCTGCTGCGCCACCTGATAAAGATTCAAGTGTAGGAGTATTTACTGCTGTGAAAGTTGTTCCAGTAGCAGCGTTACCCCAATTAGTACCAGAAGTATTGTGGTCCATCCAATAAATATAAGCTGATTTATTGTAGATCACATCTGGGTAATAATTGTTATCGCCTTGTGGAGTTTTAGCGTCACTTGCTTTTGACATACTAGAAAAAGCTTCTAACACTCTTCCTGGTTCGCCTGAAATTACGCCATCTTCATCAACGACTACTACATGGATCTCATCACCTGAACCGCTTCTATTTGCTGTCCATGCTGTAGTTCCAGGAGCTCTATCTACTGAATCGTAATATCTCCATCTTCTTTTGATTTTACTATCGTCTGCAATTACTCTTTTTAATCCGCCCGAACCTCTAGGGTGTTGAACGAATGTTAAAGTTTCGCTTGTAATAGCTGTTATTCTATAAAATTCTCCATCGTCAAAGTCTTCTGTACTTGCTGTTGTAGAAAACTGAATAATATCTCCAACATTAAAATTGTCTCCTTCATCAACTGCGATAGTAGTATTACCTACTGCGTTTGTTGTTGAAGTTGAAGCAACTAATGAAGTTGATATTTCTTCGTAAGCTGAAGCAGACGGACAAGTTGATACTAGTAAACTGTTTCCGTGTACTCCTGCAGTTCTAGCAGCAAACGTACCTACTGAGCCTTGACCTGTAGAGTAATTGTTTGTATAATCATCAGTATTTTTAATCAATATGCTAGAGCCTGAAGCTGTCGCATTTGTTACTGAAGTATTTTGGGCTCGTACAACCCTCAAAGCATTACTATATTGTAAGAAGTTAGCCGCTGTGAAAAAATACTCAAATGTACTTGAGTCAGGTTTCCCAAACGTATCTACTAATTCTTGTTCACTAGAGATTGAAACAATCTCATCAATTGGACCTTTAGCAAACTGACCCGCAAAAGCACCAATACTTGTTGATACTGCTGGAATTATATTTGTTAAGTCTCTTTCTTGTACGAGAACACCTGGTGATACTTGAAATGCCATTGGTTAATTCTCCTCTTTAAATTTAGTTTTATCAAAATTCATAAGTTTTCTTATGTCCATAGTCAAACTTTTTGTCATTGTAGATATTTATAATAACCTTAATCTACAGTTATTGACCCTTTCTTACGACAGGATACCACTTTGTTCCATATTCATCTATTGTGTCTTCATCTGTGATTTCATCAATCCCGTTATCTACAAATCCAAAAGGCGCCATATCTTGTTCCATCAATTTTTGTTGTTCTTCATACATCTGATTTCTAATGTTTGAATCTGATAATTCTTTAAAGTAAGGTTGATTAGATAACCAGCCAAATATAACTAGACACATAATCAAGTCATCATTACACCCCTCTTCTGCCTGCCATGAGTTACCTCTACGAGAAAAAGTGGACATTTCTTCAATTATGTTAAAGTCATTGATTAATAGTTTATCACCCTCCATAAGCGTCTTAAAATTCGCACAACCAACCTTTTTTATCTGTTTTGTCATTCTTATTCCTAATGACGTACCTCTACCTGAGAACATTGCTCCAAGTATTTGACCCGCCCTACCCTTTTGAGTAGTCATCAATATGTTAGGATATTCTAACTCATAGTGCATCGCCTCTGATATAGATTGACCTAAGTCATTGACTTCAACTAGTACATGTGCTTCATTATACGCCTTACAAGTTTGAGCCACTATGTTTGGAAATACAAATGGTTTGACTTCATTGTTTTTATAAGTCGCCACCACTTCATATAATATTTTACCATCTTTATTTTTAGTTACATCTAATATTATAAACGCAGAGTAATCTTTACCTGTACCTCTAGCTACGTCAACACACGCAACATACAATTTATCTTTGTCAGGTTTCTTAAACATTCTCAAGCCACCTTTTGATTGAAGTGGATCTATGTAAACTGTATTCTTAATTTTTGCTGGAGAGATTAATGTATCTACTGAACCTAAGAACTCACACTCAAACTCTTGTGAAAATTGTTCCTCACTAGTGTTTCTAATTGTCTTTTCTTTCCACGCCTGATCTCTGCCAGGTACTTCTGACCAATGTACTTCAATAGGAATATAATCATTGTTCCT